GTATATTAAAATAAGCGGTAATTGGTGCTTAGGCTTCATTATAAGGGCATTAAAAGGTTAATAGGTAGTGTACCATTGTTAAGCACTACAGCACATCCTATGGCTTGTTTTTTAAAGTTTTTAGCATAAGCAGCAGCATAAGTTTTAGAATCAACCCCACAGCCTACTTGCATACCAAAGATTCTATACCTCTTGCCGACATACCACCTACAGTACGCCTCCGTATGTGTATGACCACACACGCTAGACATTAGGTTATTTTTCGCTTTAGTTTGTGCTTGTCCACCTTCGCCATGTTCGTAGAGTACATCATCATATACTACGCTTTCTACCCAGTTCCAGTTCGGTGTACCTAATACTTCATTGTAAGACCTTATCCAGGCTGATGGTATTCCTCCAGTCATAGCTTTCCGTGCAGCCATACGGTCATGGTTTCCTATACAAACATCTGCATTAGGGAATGCTTTATACCATTTTTGTATCTTTTTAATTGCTAGTTTTAATTCATCACCAGAACTTAATCCATCTGGACAAGCCTCATGATATGAAAATCCATGTGAATCTATACAATCTCCTATGTATATTACATGGTTACAGTTATAGGTTTCATACTGTTCTATACACCATTCAAGATAGCCATCTAAACAGAACGGCTCATGTAGATCGCCTATGACTAATATGTTGCGTACCTCTTTTTCACGCATTCTCATTAGACTAGCTATCTCGTGTGGTTTTAATCTAAAACGATTATTTTTTGTTGATGTCTGCAACGCCTTGTCCTAATATTAATACTAAACAAGTGTGCCATACGGTCTCAGCCACATCTGGCGACCAAGAAAATTTTTGCATAAGGTAGGGTACAACCACACCAGTTAAGCCATAAACGAATTTACGACTATTTAAAATTTTGTTTACTAAAACATTTGTTATCCAATTTTTCATGTTATCTATTTTTAATTATTAAATGTATATCCTCGCCACCTAAGTTAATTATTTCTTTCATTAGTAAATCCATAGCCAGTCTAGAGTTACTAACAAAGTCTTGTTCACGCTTTAAGCCAACAAGAATGCAACCCTGTGTATCTTTTGCCGTATTTCCTATGTGAAAGAGTATATAACTTCTATTTGGTACTTCCTGCACTAAGAGATGTAAATAATCTCTAGTTGCACTTTCTCTTGCTAATCTTAACCGTACATTGTATTGTCCAGCTGGTATGCAAGATATGTTTCTTTGATTGTCTAGCCAGGGGTTTTCTAATGTATCACACATTAATTCGCCATTCAAATACAACTTACCTATTGTAGATGTTTCGCTATGTGTATCTCTTATTAATAAAAGATTAATTCGGTGTTCCAAATTAGATGTAGTATAGTTTGTAAATTTTAACCCCTTTAACTTCCTTAACAAACTCCTTACGAAATTTAGGAATGTCTTTATCATTTGGTTTGTATTTTGGATTTGTGCTATTTAGTTTTCTTTTTTTCATATAAGAAAAATTTATATATTGTAAATGCTATTGCTAGACTTAGTGAAATAAATGTTAATACTTCATTTGCTTCTACTAAAGATAAGCCAATAGCTGATCCGTTAGCTAGTCCTACTTGTACGCTGTCTTGTATTTCTTTCATTGTTAGTTTTTTTAGGCTTTTTATCCAAGTAGGATTTCAGCTTAGTTTTGTTTATTTCTTTTACTCTATAGCTTTTCTTCATTATGTAAGGTCAGGTGTTAGAAAATCTCTTAACGTTAATTTAGTTCCTTTCTGCATAGGTCTTTCTAAGTTCATACCAGCATAGTAGTTATCACTAGATGCCGATACATCTGCACCAGAATTTTGATTATATTCTGGAAAGCTAGATATATTATTTTTTAAATAGTCTATCATTCTTTCTCTATAGTATTCGCCAGTATTCATAACTTCACTACGTAAGTGTTGTGCTTCTTCTGTAGATAAAGCTGTACCAGTTTCTGAGGTTTTACTATATATGTTACCATTTTCTACTTTAAATCTAAGAAATGGTATAGCATGATAAAAAGCGTAGTTAGGTAAACAATCACCTATATATGTGTTTACTAATGTAGCGTACGCTTCGTTTCCAGCATTATTAAGAGTACCAGCTATAATAAGGTCTTTTAACTTGTCGTTTAGCGTTGTACCTAATGCTGTTTCTATATATAACTTTTGTGCCTGTTTTACGAATGGGAGTAAATATTCGACCGAAACATTCATATTGATAGCTGTGCTATCTTTTAGTTTTTCTTCTGATATAAATAATACGTATTGTGCCATAGTTATCTTGGTTCTAAAAATCCTTCATTAATCATTGTCTTAGGTGCTTTATCTACTAATTCATTATTTTCTTCTGGTGTGAATCCTTCACTCCTTGCTTTAGCTTCAGATATTATTTGACTACTATTAATATCAGCCTTAGCATTTCTTAAAGATGTTTTGTAAATCTGCCTTTTCCATGCATGATAACATGAACCACCCCCCTTATAAAGCCATATAGAGTAAGTTAAAGCACCTTTTGCACCCCAGCCTATATTTCTTTTTTGTCTTTCGCTATAGTAATAATCATTTACAACTTTATTAGTTAATTGTAAGATGTCTTCCTTACGATAGACTTTTTCACTAGCCATCATAATATTGCAAAATTGCCTAGAACTACTTGGTGTACCTGGATATTCTTTAGAGTAAACATATCTAACTTTGTAGTAGTCATTAAAACTTTCATTTACTCCATCTTGTGAACTTCTTGCATTAGGTCTAGCAGTACCTGTACTAGCTAATTCTATTTTTTTATTTGCTATATTGTTTAGTTCAGCTTCAAAGTCAAAGTCTTCATGCTCATTTTTTACGTTTTCTTCATCTATTAATTCCCAGTCTTCTGGTATATCTTCGCCATATTCTGTTATCCAGTTTTTTAATTCTGAAAAATCAAACGATTCTTTTTTAGCTTTTACTGGTACACAGTTAGGCACTTCACGACCATCTTTTATTTTTGTACCTATTGCTTCATAGCCAGGCTGACAAGGATTTGGTGTGATAAATTCTTCACTACAATTACACTTGCTTAAATTAGTTATTTGGTCATGACTTTCACAAGGCATATAATAAGTTTTACCATCTTGCTTATGTTCGTGGTGTCCTTTGCATCCTATTCTTTTAGCTTCTGCTTCTGCTTCTTCTATACTATCATATAAAGGTAATTCTACGCCATCAGTAACCATACTACCTACTTTTGCAAAGTCTTCCCTGATCTCTACGTTTAATGGTTTTAAGCCTAATTCTTCCCTTATCTCATCTTGTGTCATTACTCCTTTTAGGTCTTCGCTAGTAAATTCTAATGTAATAGGTTTTAACTGTACAAAGCTAATAGGCATATCCATATTATTAACTGCAAATATTTTTCTAAGTGTTTTAATGATGTGGTTTTGATAAGGCATACATACTGTATTCAAGTAGTAATTACCAGCAGCGTTAAGCTCATCTACATTAGAACCCAGTCCAGTTTCGTTTTTAATACCCATAAGCATAGGACTAGTAACTCTATGAGCTGTAAGTATGTTTTGTACTAAAAGCTCTTGTAGGGCTAGAAATTGCTTGTCTAGGTCGCTTGGTTGTATTGGTGTAATTTGTGGTGTCCTTGTTTGATCATCACTAAAAGTAAGTATGAATTTTCCAGCGTTTTCACTGCCTTGGAATTTAGATGCTAGACTGTTTTCTATTTCCATTCTTTCTTCACGAGTTGGTACGCCATTTGCAAAGCTGAATACATACGACCCAGAGAATCCTGAATTAATATTATTTAGGTGAAATTCAGCTACCTTTTGATCTATTAAAGACCAATTATTTCCAGCCAAATAATCTGGCGTATGGTAGGCTGCCATATTAGGACTGTATAGACCTGTATAAAGTATTTGACTAGCACTTGTTCTATCGTGTGTATTAAATGCTGGTACTCTATGTGGTTTGTTTACTCTTGTATTAGACCAGTCTGCACTAACATAATAGCCAGTAATTCTACCCATTTCATCAGCTCTTTCTACTCTTATTTTTTCTACTGGTACATGATATATTTCTGCTATTTGTGTTCTGTCTTGCGACCATATAACATTAATTGCAAATGCACCTTGTAGCTTAAAATCAAATGCTAACTTTTTTACTAACTCGTGCATTGTTTCTTTACTATTAGGACTAGCCATAAATTGCTTTAATTTAACAATTCTGTCTAAGTCTGCTGCATTTTCATCATCTATAACTAAGTCTTCTCCAGCAATTATTTCAGCTGTAGCGTTTATTATAGCTGCATTAGTCGAACTATTGTAGTAAAGGTCTATTAAAAATTGAGGGTATAAGTTTTTCCAGTCATCAGTACCGTATTCTATATAGTCCTTACCTCTTACTTCTTGTACTACTGGTGCGGTTGTTACTCCTAAATTTATTGATAATATATTTTCCATAGTTAATCTTCTTGTGTCCATTCTGGACTGTCTAATATTTCCATGATTTGTTCATAGTCATAAGTTGTTTTGCCTTCTAAAAAGCTAGGTGTATCACCTTCAAATTTAAGTAAAGCCAAACTCCTATCGTTATTATATCTTAATGTTTCTTCAGAAGTTTCTAACACTTGGTTAAAATCTACACTTGCTACTTGTTCTGCTAATATTAATGTATATTTCATATTAATTTTTTGTTGGTGTTGTTGTACTCCAAGTTGGTGTATTTACTAATGTACCATTTTTACCATTACCACTACTATCAAATGCAGTAGTACCTGATCCAGCTTCAAACCTATAGTACCCTACTAGATTAGCCATATTAGAAATATCCATAGGGTAAAATTTAGCATCATCTGCTGCTGATCTATTCTGTATGTGTAATACATCTGTGGCTGTTATTGTTCTATTAAACAAAGCTAAATTGCTCATATATCCCTTATAGAATCCACCATCTGTTAAATTTTGACCTACGGCAGCTTCTGATAAAGTACCACTCCAAGTACCTAATCCTGTAGTTGTAGCTTTTAATGTGCCATCTAAATACAGTTTTATTTCATCCTCTGATGCGTTCCATGTAGCTGCTATATGATGCCACTTACCATCACCTTCTATAGCATCACTTGTAACAGCAGTTTTATTAGTACCACCAGCCTTATAAGCAAATCTTAATTGATTAGATGATGCATGGTAAAGTATATTCACATAGTTGTTAGAATCTACTTTAGCTCTGAATAAATTACCAGTTGTTGATACAGTAGATAGCTTCGCCCACAAAGATATGCTACCAGCAGTACCTTCTAAAGAGTTAGCCACAGAATCTAGGTCTACACTTTCATCTGTACCGTTAAACAGCAAAGAAAAGGTGTCGAAGTCCTTTCTATTAGTTTCTAATGTTGATCCTTGTAATAGTCCAAACATTATATTATATCTTCATAGTAGCATAAAGCAACGCCACTTGTTAAGTTAATTGCTGTAACATTTAAAAAGATAGTTGTACCAGCTGGAATAGTCGTGTGTAAGTTAGATATTGCACTACCAGTTGCTCCAGTAACATTAGCTGCTGATATACTAGCTATAACAGATGTAACAGGAAAATGTACTGCGTAGTAGTTTTTGCTTGTCATTGCAGTAGTTCCTATAACATCACATCTATGTTTTCCTAGCTGTTCTCTTAATAGTTCGTTATTGTTTTCTATAGGCATAATTTAATTTTTTATTGTCCGTAATATATATAATTTGAAGATGTAGGCTGCTCATATTGTTTGTAGCGTACTTCTTCTGTTCCACTTTTTTCTGATACATACAGTTTACCCTGTGTAATTAGTCCTTGTACAATACCATGTGTAGGTGCTACAGGTAATACATCATTTTCGTTTACAGGTGCGTTTCCTGCACTAATAGCTACAGCACCAGTCCATGATACTTCATAGACTTCGTAAGTGTAGTAACCAGCTGGTAGTAGCTTAGTTGCTCCAGTATAAACATCTGGTGTTGTATTGTAAGTAAATGACATTTTAGTATATCTATCGTAAACTTCATGAATAGTAGAATAAGCGTATTGTATAGACTTATCCATATCATTAATGAATTTCATAAGATAACGTATCTTGTCAGAACCTACAGAAGTGTCTATACGAACATCTTCTGTACTTAGGTATGCATCAAATGAAGATTCTGAAACTGCTTGTATCATACTATATAATAGAAAAAGCTCTAATTTATTTGCTTATAAAAGAAAAAGGTGGCAATAAAGCCACCCTAATCAAGAAAATATGAAAACACTAAAAATTAGTGATAGAAGTTTTACGAAGAAACTACAAATGGAGTTCCTTTGTTAGTAAATCCTGAATTATCAAATATAGAAGTAGTGTAGTCTTCTAAGAATGCCATCGGTCTGCTCTCTAAACCAGTAAAGGTAAGAGTATAACCATTTCTATCTCCAAATGCTGCTCCAGTATCTGCTGTACCAGTATTTAAGTCCATACCATTCTCAAAACCTAAACATAGTATTGCATCGTGTCCACTAGCTAATTTTTGATTTAATTCTACTAACATTCTAACTTTAGTTTGTCCTAATAATTTGATCTGGTTTTGATCTTCTTTTGTAAGTTTATTTAGCATAATATTTACAGTTGGTGTGTAAAATATTGTGCCATTTTCAGTTGATCCTGTGATAGTATCAGTTACACTAGCTACACCTGTAGGCATAACATATTTGTATATACTTTTACTATTCCAGTCTATACTATCTATTTCTTGTGGATTTGATCCATCATAAGACCAGTCAGTATCACCAAAATCAGAATAAACAGAAAAGTAAACATTCTTCACCCCTCCTGTAATTCTGTTACAATCAAGACCTCTACCTTTTGTTAAAGCTGTACATGCCATAGTTATTAATTTTTAAAGGTTAAAAGAGTAGAGGTTTTTACACCCCTACTACTTATTTAATTTATGATTGTCTTACAATATCTGCACCTACTCCAGTTTGAACACCAGCGGAATAACGAGCCACTAAACGCATGTTATCGCTACCATCAAGGTTAGCCATGTCCATTAAAGTAATTCTAGTGTGGTCAGAAAGTAAATCAGTTCCGAAGAATAAGTTAGACTTTTCTGCTGCAACTAACTGATTGTCAGCCATCCCTGGGCAAACGGCGATTCGATAGCCTTCAAAAACTGGCTCATAATCACCATTCATGTTATATGCATTAACATATCCTAATGTAGATACTGCTGAAATGTAGAATGCATAAGTTTTGTTGTTCATGTATATATGCAAATCATCTTTACCTAATATAGGAGAAACATTAGCAGCCATATCTGCTGTTAAAGTTTGTAAGTTTGCTATAATGTTAGCTGCTGTATAAGCTCCTGATGCTGAAGATTGAATTACAGTTCCATCAACACCTGGTAATAAGTAACCAGTTGCAGCTCCTAAGAATCCATTGAATTTTCCTGCTACTGCAGTACCCTCCCAGATGCTTTCTTCAGTTGCTTGTGCTATAATTTCACCCATGTAAGATATTACATAGTCATCAAAAGATGCTGGTGGTGGTGCTCCAGCTCCAGCTCTCATTTGCATAGCTTCCCAAGAATCTAATAAAGTAGACTTACAAAGGTCTAAATTGATTTGTAAGTTTTTTGGTTCTAAAACTTTTTCAGTAAGTGCTAAAGTACCTGCATCTGTGAAATCACAAGTAGCATCAGCAACTACACCTGATCCAGCCATTCTTTGTATGTTAGACTTATACTTAATGTTTTCCATTGTAGTTAAGTAATCTAACGACTTCGCTTCTTTTAAAGCTGCTGAGATATAAAACCCTGCTGCTTTTCCTGCGTAATTTGAAGTTGTAGTAAACGCCATTTTTAAATTGTTTTAAGTTATTATTTATTTAAGTTATATAAAAATCTTTCTTGCTTAGAAAGTTTGTTGTATTGTTTTCTGCTTAGTACAGGTCTTTCTGAACTAAACTTGTTAGTGTTAATTGGAGCTTCTGCTGGTGTTTTAGCTAACTCTTCTTTTAACTTTTTGTTTTCAGCTTTTAATTCTTCTACTGAAAATTCAACTACTTCTGTAGTCTTAGTAGTAACTGTCTTAGGACTGCTAGACTTTTCTTCTACTATATCTTCTACCGTTTCTTCACTCATTTCTTCTACATCACCAGTTTCTCCTATTTGTCTTTTAAGGTCAGATACAGCATCTTCTAAGTTCTTAATACGCTTTTCCATACCTTGCCAGTCAGCTACATCTGCTTCTTCATCATATTCATCATTTTCTTTTGCTAGTTCTTCTGATGTCATTTCTTCTTTGTCATCTTCAGCTTCTATTTCTTCTTCTGTTTCTGATTCAATAACTTCACCAACAACGCCTTCTTCTTCTACTCTAAAGCTAACGCCTGTATCTGTTTTGTAAGTTCCAACTGGTAATGGTATAGTAGTTCCATCTTCTGTTAATACAGAAACATCTACACCTGCTTCTAATTCTTCGGCAGTTGATACATATATTGTACCATCTTCGCCTTTTGATTGCCATCCTAGTTTGATTTCTTCTTCCTTATCAAGACCAAGTGCAATTAGTATTTTTTCTTTAATGTCCATAGTGTGTTCTTTTTTAATATAATAGAATAGTTGATTATTTGTTTTGTTTTTGGTTTTCTTGTATTATTTCGTTTAAGGCTTCAAGTATTTCTTGGTCAGTCGGTTCTTTTTCTGACATTTTTTGCATTTTATCTACAAAATATCCTTCAATGCTTAAACCGCGAAGTTCGCCTTCTTTTATCTTTTGCCATAAATCATCATTGTCTATACGCATTTTAACCATCCATGTACCCTTTGGTAAGTCATAACCATATAGTGTAGACTTGTCATTTTTAGGGTCTTCTATTATCCAGGATTCAGTTGTTAATACGCCAGATACTCTATCTTGGTGTTCGTATGTAGCTTTGTGGTGGTTATTATGTTTTAAGTATAATTCACTAGCCTTACGCACAGTATCAGGACTGAAGTAAACATAGTATTCAGAATCAGTATTAGGATCATATCTAAATATTTGTTTATTAGGAATAAGAGCTGGACTAACTAGCATACGCTTTTCTTCATCTACTTTTGCGAATGTTAAGTTATGCTTTTCTTTTCCAAAATATACAAAATCTTGTTCTATAGCTGGAGCTGATACTAAGCTAATAGCATCTATTGCTAACGCTTCGTTATTTTCTTCTATTACAAGTTCTACTATTTTTGTATTTTTCATTCTAAAAATCTTTGATTCTTTGCTCTGATTCATCTATTGCTTTTTCTAACAAATCTAAGTCTTTTTGTAATTGTTTTACGCTAGGTGGTATATCTAAGCCAAGTTCTTTAATATCTTTTATAAATTCATTTAATTGAAATTCTGCATCTGTGTAAGCATCGTTCATATCAAATCTTACTGTATCTTTAGCTCTTATAAAAAATTCAAAGGCTTTATCTAAATCTTCTTCTACAAATTCAACTAAACCTAAACCCTGACTAATTTTATCTTCAATATCCTCCATTATGGTTAGTTTTATTTTATATACTTTACTTAGATGTAATTCTTCTTTATTTTTAAATTCTTTTAATTCTTTTGCATATTCTTCATATGTCTTTTTTCCTATTGGTGTTGGGTTCATTTTATTATATTTTTTAGGGTTAGCTCTTTCGCATTCTTCTTTAGTGGCATATTTACAGCTTCCTGTTTTACCCCACTTATAGTTTTCATCTTTACATTTAGTACACGGCATATTATTATATAGATTTAATTAATATTTATTTTGTTTTTATATTGTTGCTCTACGCCTAATATTAGCTAATTGGTTTTGACTATTAGTCATTTCATCAGTTAATACAAACGCTTGTAGTGGTTGTTGTTCTGGTGTTACTGCTCCTTGTAGATCAAAGCTACCACTAAAAAATTCTGGTGCTGGTGTACTAGCATCTACAGATGCTGAACCAGCTGAGGTTCTGCCTGGTACATCTGTTTGCATTATTTTATTAACATTTGCAAGACCAGCAACAACTATAGCAGCAGCACTTGCAATACCAGCAATACCACCCTGTGCATACGCTTTATTTGCTCCAGCGTAAGTGTCCATAATTGCAGCAGCTATAGCTAATTCTTTATTATCTCCAGCTAAAGAAGACATTGCACTAGCTAAATTACCTAATGCACCTACTGTATTTGCTACATTTGCTTCTTGTAGTAGTTTGTTTCTTGTGTTAAAGTCTTCTTGCATTGCAATTAATTTGGCATCTAATTTTCCTTGTAGCCTTTCTCTATCTTCAGCGTTTAAAGCCATTGCATCTAATTCATCTTGTAACCCTTCTTTTAATTGTCTAAACTCTTCTTCTCTTCTTGCCTTTGCATTATCAGTAGCTCTTAGTAATGCTTCATTGTCTAGCTGTTGCTCATAATCAAAAAAATCTTCTGTTGAAAGTGTAGTAGCCTGTACATAATCATCATAAATCTGCAGCATTTTTTCTTGATGTAGCTTTTCGTTTTCTTCTAATGCCTTAGTTCTTCTTTTATCATTTTTTATAGTTTCTTTTATGTTTCTTTCTCTTTCTTCATTAGCATCTACTTCAGCTTGTAAAGCGTTGCTCAATTCATCCCTACGAATTTCTGCTCTTTGACCTTCTAGGTCTTTAATCATATCTAACTCATCTTGTGCTTGTTTTGCAAGTTCTTTATTTTTAGCTATTTGCTCTTTTTTAATAGCGTTTATTTTATTATTAAGCTCAATAGACTTTGTAGCACTTTCTGCTTGTATATTCGCTAACTCTACTTCTTTATCTCTTATATTATCTAAGTCTTCTTCTGATGATTCTGATGCTCCTGCTCTTTGTTTAGCTATTCTTACAGCTTCTTCTGCATTTTCTACTCTTTTGTCTAGTAAATCTTGTTCTATATCAAATGCTTGTTGTGCTGCTTCTAGTCTTTCTTCTTCTGTTTTAGTAACATCTTCTGCTATTAATTTTAGCTTTTCTATTTCTGCCCTTCTTTGTGCAGTTTCTACAGATAAATCCCTTTCACTATCTCTTAATGCTTCGGTTCTTCTTTGTAATTGAGTAATTAGCTTTACATCTTCTACTAATTCTGTACCAATACCTGAAAATGCTTCTTTTAATTCTTTTAAGCCTTCTTTAGTACCTACACTAAATAAAGTAACTATAGCTTTACCTATTGCAGCAATTCTATCAAAGACTACATCTACTACAGCACCTACTCCAGCCATAGCTATTCTAAACTTTTCTGCTCCTTTTTCTGTTCTTGTAAGATATGTAATAAGTGATGTAAAAGCAATTAATAAAGCACCGATACCTGTAGCAGTTATTCCAGCCGCAATTACACTAAATAAATTTTTAGCACCTTTTATTATTTGACCACTAAACATTCTTCTAAATCCTAATCCAGCTAATTTCGTTTGAAAGACTATCATTTTTAGAATATTACCTGCTATTTTACCTAATTCTATAAACTTATCTTTTACTACACCAACAGTAATTCCAAAAGCACCAAAACTATTAATTGCTGCTGCCGTTTCTGCGTTTAACTGTTTTATGTTGGATTTAATTTCTGCTTCTAATGTTATTTTTTCTGCCATATTTATATATTAAAATGTTGCTGCGTTTGTTGCATTCTCATATAGATTTACACTAGCTGACCAAGATATATTTACATTAGTCGTTCCATTTACTAGAACTCTTAATAATCCTGTACCTCCTACATCCATAACTGCTGTACCAGTAGTACCATTACTTGCTATAGTTGTTTGACTTTGTGTAAGTGTTTCTACATCAGAATTGTCGTTTAACACGCTGCCTGTTATTTTTATTGTCTTATAGTGTCCAGCAGTACCTGAAGAACCACCTGTTACTAAAGCAGTAACAAATACTTCAAATGCTGTTATTGAATTTTTTTGCAATACTATACTGTTTTCTTCATCACCTTGTGTTGTTAGTAAGGTATCAGCATTATTTGTAGTTTTACCACTTACTTGTACAAAAGACTGTTGTAAAAGTCCTTGTGTAGAGTTAAAACCTCCACCACCTATTAACACTTCGCCTTGTCTTAATGTTTTACCCATTTTACCACCTATTATAGATGCGTTATCTAAAGCATTACCCATAGTATGAGATTCGCCACTTATAAAGCAATTAGTATTGTTACCTAATGCTAAATTACTTTCACCATTTAGTATAGTATTTTCAGTTTCTCTACCAGTTCGACCTCCTGAATCTATATTAGTAGAATTTCTAAACTGTTTTAGTAAATTATAATTAAAATCAAATGCCTGACAAGTGCCTGTAGCCTTATTAAATTTATATCCATACGCTTCACAAGTCTGCTGATTTGCTCTTAAATAATTTGTAGTATCATCAGTAAATAAGACTTCGCCTAATGGTGTTATCTCGTATGGTTTTATTTCATATCCTTTTATATAGTCCATTATGGTATTAGTATTAGTTCAACAGTTGCTAATGAATTAGGTTTGTAGTCTATTTTATTACATCTATAATGTCTATTTCTAATCATTACAATATCAAAGAATCTAAAAGTGTTAATGTCTGCTGGTGTTAAATTCATTTTTAGAATTACTTTTTTTGTGTCAGGATTATATAATGTAGAATAATATGTCTGCCAGTATGTATTGAATAAGTTCTCAATAGATGGTGCACCTAATCCTATAGTCTGTAATGTTTCAAAATTATAATCTACTGTAGATACAGCACTCGGTACATCTTTTGTGTGTGAAAATAAACCATATGTACCTGTCTGTGCAGCTGATTCACCATTTTGTGCTGGTATATAATAAGTAGTAGTATTCATTGTACGCTCTCCTACATCATATAAGATTCTAGGCATACTATCATATGGTTCAAATACGTTGGTATGTTGATTTCCTGAAAAGATATTAGGTATAACAAATTCTGCTAAAGTATCATGTATTGGTTTTACTACAGTAGATGCAAAAGGACTTGCTATTACTTCTTCTGTGTCCATTAATGCATTAGTTTCGTAATTAATCCTATATGCACCACCGTATTCTTTTGTAACTACATTTTTATATAATACACTAGAATAGTCATTGTCATCATATTCATATTTTACTACCAACTCTTTTTTTAAGTCTGTTAGAGGTTGTAACTTAATTTCTGTATTATCTACTTTATCAGTCCAGTATCTTGTGGTTGCATCTGGGTTATTAATGAATATATCGTTATATGTTTCTATAATAACATTATTAGAATTTTCTGGGTCTTCTAAAGCTACTGCATTAAACATTTTCATAATACCTTTTAGAAAATCAGCTTGTGATATTTCACCTCTTTGTGTAGTTAGTAACCCTCCTTTTAGTGTTGTTTGTGTAGTTACTGTCCAATTAGTTCTTACAGCAGTAGCTAAATCTTGCCATGATGCATCCCATTGTTGTGTTGTTGCAATACCTCCTGAAAATTTAGTATTTTTAAATTCTGCCCATAATTGATCCCCTGTATTTAATATTACTTCAAAACTTCCAATCCAGTCATAGTATCTTGGATCAGTTGCACCTGTAGCCTGAAAATCATTTTTAACCATTTGTTCATAAGATTCAAATGAGCCATCAGCTCTTTCTACCCTCCATCTAGCGTGTAAATCAGCTGGTACTGCTGCGTTAGAATTTTTAAAAGAAAAATGGTAGTCTATTTCATATATTTCTACATCTGTTGTTGCTGTTATAATATAGGTGCTACCATCATAGTTGTCAGGAGTAGTCCATCCTCCACTTGCTAATGATGATTGGCACTGTCTTAATTTAGTATATGTAGCTATAGCAAAATTAGAGCCACCACAATCTGTTCTATGCCATGCTGAAGAAAATTCTGAATTAGCTATAATACCTGGCATTGTACCAGCACCCCAGCT